ACCGGTACACTCTTTCCCTACACGACGCTCTTCCGATCTCCCGTCGGGTTCGCGTACCTCAACGGGTTCCTGTATATAAATCCTTCTCGATAAGGCACCACTAATCATTGAAGCCTCTTTGCGGTAATCACAATCTCACGACGCCGCCCGTCGGGATCCTCAACCTCTGTGATATAATAATATTCAGTCCCGACCAAAATACGGTCCGTCGTAGATAAGTCAGAACGAAAACGCGCGCGTATGCGGATCGGAACGGTGCCAACTATGCGTCCGGCTTCCCACCGTTCGGACCCGAGAAGCGGTTCAATATCGCCCCATATCAAAGCTCGTGTACCCCACGAAACGGCGGTACTACCCATTGTCGTGCGGGTAACGGTTTGCTTCTGCACCGTCATTTTCGTGTTCATCTTCCCGGCGTTCATCACTTACTCCTGCGGCGGCATGTACCGATGCGGGTCAAGATTTACGAGCATATCGAAAGTTTCCGGTACCTCATGTATAACGCCATCCTCTGTCGATTCGCGCCGCTCGAAGAAATGCCCTACAAGCAACTTGATAGCATGCACCGGCATATCGGCAATATCCACGAGGTCCGTATCATCATCACCATACCCGGCGTCATATTCGATATAAACCGCCCCGTCCTGTTCGCGTGAGGCGGGCCACGTGAAACCGTATGCAGGGCGAATCGTCGCAATGCTTCGGTTTATATCGACAGTATATGATGCGGTAGGAAACTCAACCGCCGTACCCGAGGTATTGACATAATAGAGTGAGGCCACTGTTTGCACCGGCCCGCGCGGGAGATAGATTGGCCCTTGGTTAACTGGGAATCTGTCCAGATGCAGAATCAGGGTCTGCGTACAAAGCGACGTATTAGCCCGCTCCTCATAAATCCTCGTTGCCAAGGTTACGAGGAGCGGGATATACGCATCGCTATCGGTATCCGTAACGTGGAGATGATCCTTTGCGTTCGCAAGGGTGACAGCCGGATCAGCCGCCGGCGTATCAACTTCGATATAGCGATTCTGCGATTCCATCATTAATCCCTCACGGTTCGCGGACGGCCACGGCGAGCTACGTTCGGGCCTTCCATCGTCTCCGGTTCAACCGCCGTTTCGCCGATTTCTGCACCATAGCCAATGGCGATTGCCTGCATCTGCTGAATAAGCATCTGCGCTTTGCGCGGTTTCAATTCAACCGTTTCGCCCGAAGGTAATTTGCAAATGATGTTTCTCAAGATTCACCTCCACGTTCTCTAACGCTTCTTACCACCCTTTTTACGTCCGCCACCCTTGCATGGCATTTGAATCACTTCCTCAATTATGCCCTCGCGCAAAGTTGCACGGCATACATACGGTCAATGTAGCAAGTAACCGCCGCTGTAGTGCCGGCGCGGAAACTGAAACTCAAACCAAGCGCCGCCGTCGGAGGCGTCAAGGTGTTCGCCCCAACGTAGACACCATTTACATACGCCTTCACCGGAGCGGCCCCCTCGGCGAAGAACTCAAGCCAAGTCCAGGCCGTTGTCGCCGTAAATGCCGCAATGCTAGTCTCGCTCGTTGCGGCTTCATTGGTGAAATACCCAGCCGTCGTGCCGTCGAGTTTCGAGAAATAACAACCGCTCGCAACGTCCGTCGCATGAGCCGATGAAGCCGCCGTGAGTGTCACATCTCCTACAGAGCAAAGCCCGAATAAAAGATCGCTCTGCGTTGCGTCGCTGATCTTTACTCTCGCACCACAGTAGAGCGGAGAATTGGCGGCGAGTTTGAACGAAGCGGAAAGTTTCTGCATACTTACGCCGTCATACTCATTCGCTGCGGTAGTGATGAGAAGCGTCCCGTCACCCTGAGGCGCCAAAAGCAAATCACCCGTGCCACCATCGGTATCGGTCACTACCCATTCGTTATATACCATCGTATTCGTGCTGGCAGTTACTTCGCCCTCGGTTGTCCAACAATTGACGATATCCTTCGTTACGTTTGGCCCAACTGCGTCGATAATGCGATTGCGATAGGGTGCATCGTAATAAAGTATTGCGCCCTTTTCCCATCTCTGTCGTGTATTAGCCATTTCGTTTCCTCTCTTTTGAGTTTGTGCGGGGCCGGGTTAGCAGCCCCGCACCGGACCATCTTGCAACCTTACGCAAGCACAGTCGTCGGGATCGCTTCCGCTACCTTCGGGTCAACCAAGAGCGTGACGGTCATTCCGTCAACAGCCGTCGAATCAACCTCGGTCAACGCCCAACGGATGAACTTGTAGTTGTACTGATTCGTTGTGCCTTCAAGAATGCTCGACGGCACGTAGAACTCCCAAATCGCATCCGCGCCAGCGGTAATCGTGGTGGAAGCGGTTGCTTCGAGTGTCCACGCGCTGAACACATCGGTAGCGGTTGAATACCGATACCACCAACCGCCCGTAATCGCGGGACTTGTGGTAGGAACTATGTCATCGCAAGCCTCAATACCGAATGTCGCCGTGCCAGCCGCACCGGCGAGCTTCTTGACGACGACAATCATCGCGCCCCAGTTGCTCAGGTTGAGAACATCGCTGACGACGTTTCCCTCGAAAATGTCCTCGCCCTTGGGCTGCTGTGCGGCGAGAACGTCGCGCGGGATGTGGTGACTTGTTATGAAATTGCTAGGCATTGTTAATCCGTCCTTTCTTACTACGCCCTCGCGGCGAGTGTTACGAAGTGGCTGAGAGTCGTTCCGGTGCAAATCTCCGGGGTAACGGCCTTCGGGAGAAGCGGCATACCGTCAATGCGCATGATGAACCGGAACGAGGTCTGCGCGGTTGACCAGTAAGCATGAATGCTCGTATCAGCGCGAACGTCACCCTTTTTGGCGAGCAAGTACTGATCCATCGCCGCAAACACAATGTCGCCCTTGTCGCCAAGCGCGGAGCACTGCGCGAACGGGAACGCGGGCATACCCATGATCGTCTCATTTTCCTTATTCACAAGACTGGAACCGGCGGGGAGCCAAAGCGGCGTGTTCGCCGTCGGGTGGACAAGGAACGTGAGCTGATCGAGCATGTTCAAGCCGTAAAGCGCGATGTAGCTGTAACCGGGTAGACACCGCATTTTCATCTTGACGATGTTCTCGGCAAGGATCGTATCAGCGAGCTGCGCGGCCTCGGCGTCCTGGGTAACAAGGCAAGGCGCATTCAGAATACCGAGCGGAGCTCCCGCACCAGAACCGCGCATGATCGCCTTGTCGAGCGCATAACCGAACTCGCGACCAGCACCCGCCGTAATGAACGCCTCAGCAAACGGCGCATCTTCGAGAAGTTGCATCGTCGCAGGGCAAAGGATGGCGAGCGTCTTGAGGTCCACCGTCGCCTGCTTGTACTTCGGATAACTCTCCGTGATCGTTCCGGCTTCCTCAACCCAGTATGCACGGAACGGACGGGAAGCATCGGCCTCGCTCGAAGTATCGACGATGGGGAATTTCAGACCGTTGCCAACCGTAACCGGCATGCTCTGACACTTCGGGGGAAGGATGCCAGAGGCGAGCGCGATGTTCACGATCTTGTCGGTCGTGGGCTTATCAACGAGGAATCCACCGCTCGAAGGCGGGATCTCGGCTCCGCCGGCGGCGGCGCGTTTGTTCATCTCACGAGTAATTAGCGAATTATCACCCTCAGCCGCGAACTTAACAGCCTTTAGGAACCGCCCGAAAGCACCGGGTGCCTCATCTTCGCGAGCATTCCCACCCCTGATATTTGCCCTTGCGGGCGGGGTCACGGATGCCTTTTGCTCGGCAACCGCCTTCGCGAGCAGGTTGTCGTTTTCGATGAGGTCTTTGATTTCGGCGGCGCGGGCCATCGCCTTCTTGAATCCGGCCTTGTCCTCATCGGTCATAGTCGTTTTCTTTCCGCGCTCGTGAATCGCTCCGGCTTCCTCTAGGAGCTTTTCGCGTTCATCGGAAAGCGCCTTCAGTTCTTCGGATGTATACATTGCGTATAGTCCTCCAATTTGTGTTATCTCAACTTTTCCAGCGCGAGTCTCATTGCCATCTCATCGAGTTCACGGTCCACCGTTTTCTCGACGGGACTCTCGGCGACTCCAGCCGCGTTGAGTAGCCTTGAGATTAAATCGCGCACGTCGGTCAATATCTTTGAATCTTTGGTATCGCTTTGTCCATCAATCTGACGCCTGATATATGCATCCCTAAAATCTCGCATATTCACGCCGCCAGCGGTAAGCACCGTGCGCAGGTCAACTGATGTCGCGGGATATGCGGCAAACGTAACGGGCGATACGTCAAACAACCTGTCACAAGAAATCAGTTCCCGCGTGGGCTTATCGGACGTGCCACCCCACTTCTCATCGGCAATAGTGAATTGGAAACTGCATTGCTTCACATCACCACGCCGAATGTTCTCAAGTGCGGCGCGGGCAAACACCGTCTCGGGTGGATAGCAGGTGAAGTGTAATCCGTCGGGAGCATCTTCGAGTTCAAGGGTATGCTTCCCATTGTCCAGCAAGTTGCTGGTCGTGCGCCCGAGCACCCAATTGTTATCGTGATTGAATATGCAGACCGTATCAGTCTTGCCGAGCACCGGGGCGAAAAACCCGCGCTTGACGGTCTCCTCGAATCCCATCAGCGGATCGCATATCGAATCATATACGGCGGCGGTGCCGATAATGCGCGGGCCGTACTGGTCCTGATCGGCTCTCGCCTCAATCAACTTCGCGCTTCTGCGTTCAAGTATCATATTCGCTCCTTATTCGGGGCCAATGCCACATATACAGCCAAGGTGAAGCGGGGGATGACGTTTCGATCCGTGAATTTCATTATCATCAGGCCCGATCTTGTCCCCTACCTTCACGAAAAACCCGCCCGGGTCAACTGTGCGCCCGTTCATTTCAAGACATATCGGACATGCACCTGCACTCGATACCCAAACCGTTCGCATGCTCGCCGCCGTGAATACAAACGCCGCGAATGCCTCACCGATAGAAACCCTTTCCCACATGGTGAGTTTACCAGCTTTCTTCTCGCCCCATTCGTCGAGCCGCCCGGTGATTTAATTTATCCATGCATCGTATTCCGCATCGTCCTCGGCATCGCGTTTGCGTATTCCGACAAGTGCGAC